CCCAGACGTTCTTATACAGGAACTGTCTGCACTGACCCAGAGAGCACAACAGATCATGGGTGAACTGCAGGCAATGGGTGTAGACCCAATGCAGGTCATTGGTGGTGGAGCGCAACCCGGAGGAGCACCCCCCGGACTGTTAGCATGAGAACCGAAAAACAGGAGGCCTTTGTAGAGGAGTACTGTAAGAGTGGTAACGCTACTCAGGCTGCTATCAAGGCAGGCTACTCTAAGAACGTAGCCAAGCAGAAGGCTTACAAACTCAAGGAACAGTTCTCTAAGGAAATAGAGGACCGCACCAAGAAGCTACTACAAGACTCTGTTCCTGTCGCTCTGGCTCAGTTGAAGAAACTCTCCAGCGATGCTGTGAGTGAGGCTGTCCAACTGGGTGCTATTAAAGACATCCTAGACCGTACAGGCTATAAGCCTACAGAGAGGGTAGAGCAGACCATTACCCATGCGGATAAGTCCACCGAAGAGTTGGAAAGAGAACTGGAGGCATTAACCGGCTCCACAGACATAGAACAGGTCCCAGAAAGGCTGAACTGATGTCTGAGGAAGAGCGGGAACGTATCTGGTATCTATACCATGGCAAACTGGACTTGTCAGGAGACGATTGGGTAGAGCATCTTATCTACTCCAAGTCCCTCAATCTCCCATACGATGCCCCTGCAGAAGACAGAAAGAGGGTATCTCGTTTGAAGGTGGAAGACCTGATCAGCAGAATGGAGCGCAGTGAGCAACCTGTTCAGGAATGGTTGGGGGATGAGACATATAGTTGGACCGAGCCAGAGAGGGTAAAAGGCGAGTACAAGTTCGGTGGAGAACTGCCGTTTTCAAAGAAAGCCGGTTTATCCCTAATGGGTATGTTACACAACGCAGTGCAGGGTTTTGATAACCCTATGCCTCTACGGGAAGGTATCAAGAAAAAACAATTCCCCAACTGGGCCGACACACAAGGGCTTCTACAAGCCATCTGGGACTGATATGCCATTACAAGAGTGCACCCTTAAAGGAGGAAAGAAAGGCTGGAAATGGGGCGAGAACGGTAAGTGTTATTCGAGTAAATCGCAGGCCAAGAAACAGATGAGGGCAATCCATGCCAGTGGCTACAAGAACGGAACTAGAACAAGCAGTAGAAATCGCTAAGGAACTAAGGCAGAGGGAGCGTTACAACCGGATAGACTACTACGATCCTTACCCTTACCAGCAGTCGTTTCACGAAACAGGTTCCGCGTGTAACCAACGCCTTTTGATGGCTGCTAACCGTATAGGAAAATCGTACTGCGGTAGCGCAGAGATGTCTTTCCACTTAACAGGGATGTACCCAAAATGGTGGAACGGAAGAAGGTTCACCCAACCTATCGTAGCTTGGGCCGGTGGTATCTCTAACGAAACAACTAGTGATATTGTACAGTTTGAATTATTGGGTTCCCCAGACGACCCGTATGCATTTGGGTCAGGTACCGTTCCTCGGAAAAATATAATCAAAACTGAGAGGAAGCCCGGAGTGCCCAACGCAAAGAGCGTGGCTTTAATTAAACACGTTTCCGGGGGGAACTCTTCTTTATTCTTCAAAGCCTATGAGATGGGTGTAGAGAAGTGGCAAGGGCGTTCAGTGGATTGTATCTGGTTAGACGAGGAGCCATCCAGAGATTTATACAGTCAAGCAGTTACCAGAACTCTTGACAAGAAGGGGATGGTCTATATGACCTTTACCCCTGAACAGGGCATGACCGAAACGGTTGCCTCGTTTATGAACAACCTGAGACCGGGGCAGTCTCTGAACAACGCAACATGGGATGATGCCTCTGAAAGAATCATGTCCATGAAAGGAAACAGAGGGCATTTGAATGAGGCCGTAATGGAACAGATACTCTCTTCGTATTCTCCGCACGAAAGAGAGATGAGAAGGTACGGAAGACCCTCGATTGGTTCAGGATTGGTCTTCCCTATCTCCGAAGAGAAGCTAATGATTGACCCTATTACGATTCCAGAGCACTGGCCTCGTATTTGTGGGATAGATTTCGGGTTTGACCACCCCACAGCTTGTGTATGGTTAGCATGGGACCGCGAAGAAGACGAAATATACGTATACGACGCCTATAGGCAGTCAAAAGCGTCTCCAGCGGTTCATTCCTCGGTTATACGCACAAGGCCCCATTTCATACCGATTGTGTGGCCCCACGACGGTAATAGGCGTGATTCCATGGGAAACCCGGGTCTAGCAGAGCAGTATAGGCAGCTAGGATGCAATATGCTGCCGTTTCACTTTGAAAACCCTCCTGCTTTGGGCTTAAAGAAGGGCGGAAACTCTATTGAGGAGGGTATTATGTCGATGTTACAGAGGATGGAGGCTGATAAGTTCCATGTATTCGCCACATTAGGCGATTGGTGGCAGGAATTCCGCATGTACCATCGAAAAGACGGGAAAATCGTCCCTTTTCACGATGATTTGATGTCTGCAACCCGATATGCTGCCATGTCTACCCGGTTCGCCGTTTCAGGGAAGGACCCGACATGGACAGGCAACGTAGAGTACCAGAATTATGGCATCGCCTGACGATCTTTACTGGGCGCCTTCTCCCAATAGATTTAGGCAGGCAGTACAACCTGTTCTAAACATCCCCTCTAGGGCCGAGGAAGAGCGCAGACGGGCCATAGAGATGTTAGGCGTACCCGAGAGGTCTGTTACAAGAGAAACGCGCTACAGCGGCTTCCTAGACCCCTTATACGAGGGATTAGAAACAGCAGGTCTAAACGTAGCCGGAGGGGTCCGTTACTTGGCTTCCCCTCTAACGGGAGCGATTAAATCTCTCTGGGAGGAGCCTGTGTCGGCCCAACTCCAATTAGGGGCTGAGATAGATAAGGATACGGCAGATTATGTTGCTGCCTTATCTTCCATGGCTCTTCCGGGGGTTGGGTTTGGTGGACCACTAATCAGTGGTGCAGTAAAGGCTGGGAAGGTTGCAAAGGCGGGTATGTTTACCCATAAAAGTGAGATATTCGACCTGAGCACCCCATTTCCAGATTATCCACAATTCGCCATCCCTCATGCGCTACATAAATCAGATAAGGCCAGAAAAGCCGCAGAGGCTAAGTGGGAGTTTGTTAGCCGTCCTGATAACGTAAAACGGATGATACAACTCTTTGACAAGGGCGCCAAGGAAGGTGGGTTGTCGTGGTACAACACTGAACCGATACGCCTTAGATTCATAGACGAGTTTGGCCCCGAGATGGGAAATAACCTGTTTGGTAAGTTTATGGGAATGGTTGCTGCCAGCAGCCCAAAAACCCCAGTAACAGATAACATACAAATTGCCATGACTGTCTATGGCAGGATGATGAGGGCTGCACAAAAAGGACACACCGTTAATTTATCTGGCATACCCAAGTTGATGGAAAAGACGCACGGTCCTGCTATGAAGGACGTTCTTTCAGCTACAGACATGTCTCCGGGTCAGGGATTGACTGCGGCTACTGAGTATGGTGCTCGTCCGAAGGTAGTTAGGTTTGGCGAGAACCTGAGAGGCAATTTGGAGCCTATGGCCGTGGACACGCATAATTTGGCTGCGCTTTTAGAGGGACAACCTCTTCCAACTGGATTCAAACCACCATTTTATCGCTACGCTGAAATGCCACAACAGAGAATGGCTCAACAGGTAGATGTGCCACCGGCACAATTCCAATCTGCTGTTTGGACTGGAGCCTCTGATATTACTGGAGTAAGGGACCCAAGACCCTTCATACAGATGTTGGAGGATCGAATCAAATTAAATGCAAGGCTTTCTGATATGAAGATAGACAAGTGGTTCAAAAAATGGATGCGTGGAGAAATCCCAGTTGTCTATTCAATGGGTCCAGTTGCAATGTCTGGCGGAAGTGTAGCCATTGCAAATCAACTGTTTGAGAAAGAGGATACATTGTAGTGGCAAGAGAAAAAATGACCGAAGACGAATTAGTAGCGCGTATACATGGCGAGATCACTGATTCTCTTGGATACGGGGATACTATTTCCGAGCAGCGCGAACAGGCCATGGAATACTACTATGGGTTACCTTTTGGTAATGAAGTAGATGGTCGAAGCCAGTACGTTGACTCCACTGTCCAAGACACTATCGAGTGGATTAAACCATCCCTTATGCGTGTATTCGCTTCTGGTGATGAGATGGTTAAGTTCACTCCTCATGGCCCAGAAGATGTTGCTATGGCTGCACAGGCCAGCGACTATGTGAACTATGTGTTTACCAAGGATAACCCGGGTTGGGAAATTATGTACTCTTGGTTTACCGATGCCCTGCTATCAAAGAACGGTATTGTCAAGGTATGGTGGGATGAGACTGCAGAAGAGACTAGGGAGGAATACCACGGACTTACAGAACCAGAACTAACACATCTCCTGACTTCTTCAGAAGTAGAGGTCATTGCCCACACAGAGATAGAAGAAGAGAGGCGGGATAACGACGACAACATACTTCCAGTTACCCTGCACGATGTTGTTATAAAGCGAAGGAAGAAGGACGGTAAGATACGAGTAGAAAACGTACCGCCTTCAGAATTCTTGATCTCTAGGGATTCAAAAACTATACCCGAAGCGCGGTTTGTTTGCCATAGATCGCAAAAAACCCTGTCTGATTTAAGGCAAATGTATCCTGAACAGTCTCTAGGCCCAGAAGAGTTGGGTAGCGGTGAAGACAGCGATATATTTTCCGGGGAAAGA